TGCAGCTACTACAGCTGGAGCTACTACAGCTACTTATACAGAAACTTCATTGTATATTTTATTTACTGCAACCACAGAAGGCTCTGAAGGTGTTCCTACAGCTTTAACAGTGGTTCAAGGTAGTGGTTCTACAGTTGGCCAAGTTATTTTTACAGCCGGTGAAGATGCAGAAACTTTCTTAGAAGCAGTTCAAGCTATGAAAGTTGCTAATAATAATTGGTATGCTTTTGCTGCTCTAGAGTTCTTGTCTACCGATGTTATTGAAGCAGTAGCTAAATATGTAGAATCTACTTCTGGTAATAACCCAATCACTTATTTTGCTCATACAAATGATAGCAATGTAATTAATGGGTATGCTGGCAACTTATTTGAAACTCTTAAAGGATTAAAACTGGAAAGAACCATTGGTACTGCTACGACTCAACCTTATACTCATGTTGGTATAATGGGGTATGCAATGGGTCAAACAAGAACAACAGCTGATAGTTCATATACTCTTGGAATTAAAGCTATTCCGGGAACATTAGTTGATGGTTTCACTTCTACCCAAGTTTCATCCATTGAAGGAAACTATGGTAACGTATACATCAACAGAGGTTCATACTATGATATGTATGAAAGAGGAACAGTCTTTTCTGGAGGTTACTACGATGAAATTATCCAACTTGATAAAGTGGTTAATGATATTCAGCTTTCTGTTATGGATTTACTCTATGCTAATCCTAAGGTCCCTCAGACTGAATCAGGTTTGGCTTTAATCCTAACAACTATTGAATCGGCATGTCGCCAAGCTGTTAAAATTGGCTTCGTTGCTCCGGGTCAGTGGAATGGTGGTAAAGTATTAAACCTTGAGAATGGTACTTATTTACCAAATGGCTATTTGATTCAAGCAGAAAGTTTTGAGAACCAAAGCCAAGCAGATAGAGATGCTCGTAAAGCTCCAAACATTTATGTAGCTTTGAAATTAGCTGGAGCTATTCAATCTGTGGTTGTTCAAATTGATGTTAATAGATAAGGAGATTAACTAATGGCACAAACAACAACTTATTCATTCGATGATGTAGAAGTTACTTTTACTCATCCGGGAATCGGTCTTTACTTAGTAAATGGTAAAGGCATTGGTAGTATCTCGGTAACCATGAGCACAGAAAAATCAGCTCATGATGTAGCTGCTGATGGCTCAGTCATGGTTTCTAAGATTCCAGGTGATAATGCTGCTCTTGATATAGAAGTTCAACAAACTTCTGAATTTCATAAGTGGCTTACCAACTATTATAACTTTGTAAAACTTGCTCCGGCTAGTCAATGGGCAAATGCCGCTATTGTTATTCGGGACAAAGTTGGTGGGGCAATAATTACAGCTCTTGATGTATCTCCTTTGAAAAAAGCTGATAAACCTTATCAGGCTCAAGGTCAAAGAGTTACATGGCCGTTCTTATCTGCTAACTGCCAAGAAGTTGCAATTTAATATTTAATTTGAAAGGTGAGCTATGGATATTAGATCAACAGAACGTGAAATCGAATTAGAGGGCCGGAAGTTTGTTCTTAAAAAGTTCGACCCTCTTTTTGGTTCTTATATATCTTTGAAGGTTTTTAACGCAGCCGATGAAAGTAAGAATAAATTCAGTGTTGAAGATGCTCTTACAAAAATCATGGGTGAAGATTATACACACTATGTTCAACTACAAACTAAAATTCTTGGTTACTGTAGTGAGGTTCTTCCAGCCGGAAAAATTCCAGTGGTAAACAGTGAAGGAAATATAGCTGTGATGGACATGACTGCTCCTATGACTTTAGCTTTATCGGTATCAGTAATCATGTTTAGCCTTGAAGATTTTTTCGACAAAGGGGAACAAGAGAATCTGGAGAAGGAAACCAGAGAAGCTCTGTCCCCACAGGTTCCTCATCTTTAACCGAAGAATTAGTCCAGAAGCTCCTGTGGTTACCAGTTCAAAAAAGATACTGGAAACAACATGAGCTATGGGACGGAACTTATACTATAGCTGATTGGCTTGATATTTTAGAACTTATACCAGAGTTTGAACAGGATTTTGTTTCTCTACTTAGAGGATTCACCGGACAATGAGTAATTTAGACTATATTAAATCTTATTTAATTAAAGTTGGTGTAGATGTTGATAATAATAGTGTCAATAAATATAACAACTTTGTTAAAAAGACTGACTTAAAATTTGGTGAATTAACTAAGAAGCTGATGAAATATGGAGTTGCTATCAATGGTATATTTGATACTATATTAGTTGGAGCCTATAAGTTTAGTTCTGGTATAGCTAAAGCTGATATGGATTTACAGAGGCTTTCAAAGCGGATGTATATGTCCAGAGATTCTGCCAAAGCTTTACAAACCACCCTTAATGCAATGGGTTTAGATCGTGGTGATCTACAAGACATTGCTCTAAACCCGGAACTTACTACTCAGTATAGAGAACTTCTAAAATTATCCAGATCACTTGGTACTCCGGATTCCGTTAAAGAAACTCTTAGAGATATTAGAGCAATTGGATTTGAATTCAGTAAGCTTAATGTTATCTTCTCCCATTTTACAGAACGAGTAGTTCATTTTGCTTTCAAGTCTTTAGGTAAACCAGCTAGAGACTTCAAAAAGTTTCTTAGTGACTTTAATACCAGGTTCGCTAAACAGATTGATGCTTGGGCTCAACGTATCGGGACCGCACTTGGTATTATAGTCCGATTAGCTTTTAGATTCAAAGAGCTTCTTAAAAATATCTCTGATTTAATTTCTGGATTGTGGGGTAAATTAACTGGTATTCAAAAAGGAATTATAGCTGCAATTGGAGCTATTAGTCTAGTTATTAAAGCTAGCCCTATATGGAGACTTATTACAATCATCAGTGGATTCTTAATGCTTCTTGATGATTATAAAGTTTACAAACAAGGAGGAGTTTCTGCTAATATTCTTAAACCAGTTTGGAGAACAGTAGATAATCAGCTAAATAATCCGGATAGTATCTTCAATAAAATCAGAGACCTTATTAAAGAAACTTTTAACTTTGAAGTTTTAACCCAAAAACTAGAAGAGGTTAAAAATAAAATTAAGGAATTTGATTTTGATAAGTTTAGAGAAAAATTAAAAGAGGGACTAAAAAATCACTGGGAAAATGCTAAGAAGTTTTGGGAAAACTTTGAACCTCTCAAAAAGATCAGAGAAATATTAGAAGCTTTTTGGAATTGGCTTAAGGAAAAACTAGGAATTGGAAAGAGAGATCTTTCTAAACCATCTAAAACTTTCTACACGCAGGAAATAAGACATCCTACAGATCAAAAGACTGGAATGGGTTTGAATTATGGTGGTCTCCCGGCCAACCCGTGGACAGAAGAGGGACAAAATAGATTAAAAGAGATAGCTAAAGTTCGGAAAGCCAAAGAATATGAAAAGAACCAAACTCTTCTTCCAGGAGTTAAACCAAATTCTTATCCGGATATATTAAATGCTCCAAGAGATAGTGGAACTCAAACTTTGATTCCTTACTCCGGAGTTATTAATCAGGAGTTCAATTTTGAATTTCAAGGAGTTGAAGATCCTTATAGTTTCTCTAATACCTTGCAAACTATCATTCGAAATAATAAACCGAGATTTGTATAGACCATGTATTTTAGTGAATTAATATCAAGAGTCACTGGGGCTTATGCTGAACAAGTAAACATAGACGGATATGTATTTGATGCTTATCTTAAAATGCAACAGAACCAGAGGTTAGCCATAACAAACCACCCTGTGGAAACTGGTTCTCCTATTACTGATAATGCTTATGTTGAGCCAAAAAGTTTCCAGCTTGAAATCCTTATGTCAGAAGCTACCACGGGGAAAATCTATGGTCAGTTTGGATTAACTAATCGTTCTATTAATGCTTACAATTTATTAAACCAATGGCAAGAGCAAAGGAAGTTAGTTACTTTCAATGGCAAATATGGTTACTTTCAAAATTGCCTAGTAGAAGAGGTAACTCCTATAGATGACTATACTACTAAATATGCTATGAAAGCCTCTGTAACTTTACGGCAGGTTATTCTTACTTCTACCCAAATGACAGCAGTTTCTGCTGGTTCTTGGATGACTGATTCTATAAAGAGGGGCAATCAAAATGTGGAGAGTCCCTCTGATAATGTTTCTGCTTTGGTTCAAACCGGATTATTTGAAGGATCAATTGGAAAATGACACTCTCAGTTTTACCACTTCAACAAAACATAAATCAGACTTTTACCTGTAATCTTTCTATTGATTCTCAGAATAGACAGTTTGAGTTTGTTTTTGAATGGAATCCAATCGGGGACTACTGGCAGTTAAGTGTTACCGATCAGGTTTCTGGATTAGAGATTGTAAACCATCAACCCATCTGTCAAATAGATTTTCCTTATAATAACATAATAAGCCGATACTCCTACAAGAAAATTGGAAGTTTGTATGTGGTTAATCTTTCTGGAAATAAGGAAAGACCTACCTATGAAAATCTTGCTTCAGATTTTGCTATAGTTTGGGGAGATACTCCTGATGCAACAGTTTCTTAGAGATTATACACTTTACATCTCCGGTCCTAAGTATGGAGTCTATGGGAATAATGTTACTGTTGCTAGAACAATTAAACCCCCTCTAAGAATTACTTTTAATACTTACAAGAGTGTATTACTTGAAGCAAATACTTGTGAAATAACAATCTACAATTTGTCCCCAGACACAGAAAGAGAAATTATTCAACAGGGTTCAGAAATTATTTTAGAAGGTGGTTATGAAGGTAACACCGGAATTATTTTCAAAGGACAAGTCTTTCAACCTATAAGAGGAAAAGAAAATGGTACAGACTATTTTTTACGGCTTCTGTGTATTGATGGCGATGCTTATCTTAACCTTACTTGGGACTCCGAAACAATAGGTCCAAACAATACAAGAAGGCAACTAGCAGAACAAGTAATGAGAAGCTCCACAAACCAATTAGATTCTGTGGATGTATCTCAATTACCAAATACTAACTTTGTTGATGGTTCTACTCCCACAAATGAAAGATCAAAAGTTATCTTTGGATGTCCTTGTAAATATCTTAATAATATAGCGAAGATGGGAAACTCAACTTTTTATATAGAAGATAACAAGGGAAAATTCTTTGACCCTAATTCTACTAAAGGTATGCAAAATGCCCATGTAATAAACAAAGATACTGGAATGATCGGTAGTCCACACCAGATTGATAAAGGTGTTGAGGTTCGTTGTCTTCTAAATCCAAATATTAAACTTGGTGATTTTATTAAGATAGATAACAAATCAGTTATCACTAAGGAGTATGAATATGGTTCCATTCCTTACTTATTAGATAAAGATGGAATTTATAGAATAATTAAAATGCATGCAGTTGGAGACTCTAGAGGACAAGACTGGTACTGGGACCTTGAGACAATTACTCAAGCTGGAGTTACTCCTGAAATGATGATTGGACAGTATGGAGAATTGATGGTATGATATCTCTAGAAGAAAGAGTTGGTAGGTTAGAACAACTTTTACAAAATCTTGAACACAATGTGTTTTCTGGTTTAAGAGTTTCTTTACCAGCTATTGTAACTAGTTTTGATCCAGAAAAACAAACAGTCTCCTGTGTCCCAGCTGTAAGAGAATTGGTGAATACAAATGGCAAAGTTAAGTTTACAACTTTACCAGAACTTAAAGATGTACCTATTCAACTTCCCAGAGGTGGTGGATGGAGTGTTACTTTTCCAATTAAGTCGGGAGATGAATGTATGGTTGTATTCCAAGACCTTTGTATTGATGGTTGGTGGTTTAGAGGGGGCATTCAAAACTGGAATGACTTAAGGAGACACGACTTGTCGGATGCCATTGCGATTTTCTCACCTTATTCGCAACCGAATGCTCTCTCTTCCTATAATACTCAAGGAATGGAGATTAGATCTGATGATGGATCAGTTAAAATAACTTTAACTTCCGAAGGAGTTTCTATGAATTTTCCCGATGGATTCACTATAGAAGGAGATGGAGAAATAAATGGGAATCTTTCTGTTACCGGTGATGTTAAAGCTGGAACAATTTCACTTAAGGAACACACTCACCTATATAATCCGGGACCGGGTGATCCCACATCTACAGGAGAACCTCAATGAAATATAGAATGCTAGATACTAATGGGGACTATGTGCTTGGAATGGGTGAATCAGAATTTTTATCTGGATCAGAAGCAGTAGCACAAGCTATTGTGACACATATTAAATTATTACTTGGAGAATGGTGGGAAGATGTAAATCAAGGAACTCCTCTCTTTCAATCAATTTTAGGTAAGCCCGGATCGGAGGAACATCTAAACTCTGTGGATAATATTTACAAAGCTATGATTCTTTCTACTGAACTTAATGGTGAACAAATAATATATTCTATTGATAAATACGAAAGAGACTACAGTCCTACAACTAGAGTATATAAGTTTCAAGCAACAGTAACCACTATTTATAGTGAATCGGTAACAATTAAACAAGAACTTTCTATAGGATAAAAAGATGGCATATTTTACACCTTATATTGACAGTACTGGTATTCATATTCCAACTTACCAGGACATCTTGGATTATTATATAGCTCAAGCAAAATTAATCTTTGGGTCAGATATATATCTTGGAATTGATTCCCAAGACTACCAGATGTATTCTATTATAGCTAGATCAGCAGAAGCTTCATTACAAGCTGCTGTGGATAGTTATAATGCTAGAAATCCAGATACCGCTTTTGATGATACTCTGGACGGATTAGTTGCTATTAATGGTTTAGAGCGTAAACCTGCAACCTATTCCACAGTGACTCTTGATTTAACTGGTCTTCCATATACTTTAATTCAAGGCGGAGTTGTTCAATCGGATTCTGGTGATAGATGGAATCTTCCAAGTGAAGTGGTTTTGGATTCTTTAGGTAGAGCTACTGTAACTGGTATATCTCAACAAATTGGAGCCATAGTTGCTTTAAGTGGAGAAATTACAACTATCATTACTCCGACTTATGGTTGGTCCACAGTCAATAATCCAAATGCTGCTAATGTTGGACAGAATGCTGAAAGTAATTCTGCTCTTAAAAATCGCAGAAAAGTTGCTGTTGCTACACCATCACAAACTGAATTGGAATCTCTTACCGCTGGAATAGATAATGTTCTTGGAGTTACTGATTTTATGGTCTATGAAAATGATACTAAGGTAACAGATGCTAGAGGTCTTCCGGGAAACTCAATCTGTGCTGTTGTTGAGGGTGGAACAAACGAAGATATTGTGGAAGCCATTGGGAGACGTAAGAACATGGGTGTTCTTAGTTACGGTGATGTCACTCTTCCTTATACTAACAGGTATAACACAACTTTAGACATTAGCTTTTTTAGACCGGTCTATGTTCCAGTATATATAGAAGTTAATATTAACCCCCATGATGGATATACTACTGAGGTTGGAGATCAAATTAAAGAAGCTATTGTTAAATACTTCTCTGATTTAAGAATTGGCAATAATTTATACAATTCACAATTATGGGAAGCAGCATTATCAATTAGTCCAGATGTTAAACCTTATTTTTCAATTGATCCAACTTTAGGCATTAAAATTGGAACCGAAGAAGGTGTATTATCTCTACAAGATTTGATAGCAACCTATAAACAAAAGTTCACTGTGGATGCTGAAAATATATCAATTGAAATTCCCGGAGAATAATTAAATGACTACCATTGACACAAATTACTATTTGAATCTAATTACTTCGGAACATGCTAATAAACCAAAGTATGTAGCTTGGATGGCTGTATTACTCAAACCATTTATAGATGCTATTAATCTTAATAGATCTATAAAATCGGCTTTCTTCATTGATACAGCTACTGGAATTCAATTAGATATAATTGGAAAATGGTTAGGATTATCCAGACAGGTTGACTTCCAACCCACAGATGGTTCAAGCTCTATTCTTACAGATAAATATTATAGAATAGCTCTAAAAGCTAAAATTGTTAAGAACTTATGGAAAGGAACCATTGAAGACTTCTATAACATGTGGCAGATTCTCTTTGATGGAGAAGATCTACAAGTTTATTTAGCAGATAATCAAACAATGGATTATGTGGTTGTAACTTGGGACTCTACAACAGCTGATTCAATGATTAGTGATCTGCTTCGTAATGGGTATCTAATTCCAAGACCCGCTGGATTAGGTATTCTTTATAATGATTTGAATGCGGATGAAATCTTTGGCTTTGATGGTTCGGACTTCCAGCCGTTCAATCAAGGTGTCTTTTGGCCTAACAATTAAAGGAGTTAAATTATATGGTTAATGTATTAACTAAACCACAAGTATTAGCTCAACCTTTTGCCGCTGATGGAGATAAGAACACAATTCCTAATGATGCTACTGGAACACAGAATGCTTCTTTAGAAGAAGGTTTTCCTCAGGTCACAGAAAAAACTATTGCAACAGGGGGTATTCCACCGGTTCGTAAAGACTTTAATGGTGCAATCAACCTAATGTCTCAGTTTTACTTCTTTGAGCAAAATGGTGGAACTTATACTTTTGATCAAACAGTTTCCGATGCAATAGGTGGATATCCACAAAATGGTGTTCTTTGGTATTTTGGAACAGATGGAACTAAAACTCAGGTTGTATCTAATATTCCGAACAATGGTTATAACTTTGTAACAAATCCAGATTATATAGGAGATAGCTCTAAACCTTGGTCTATTGTTTCCACAGAGAAAAGCAATCTTCCAATGGGAACTATTGTTACTTATGAGTCTCCATCTGATGACTTTGGTCTTGAACCATTGAACAGTCCAGAATACCCTACTGGCAAATTGCTTCAGGATGTTAGTAATACATATCCAAACTTTTGGGACTTCTGTGTTGCTAAAAAGACTCTTGCAATAAATGGTGACACAACTTATTCTCGATATAACCATACACAAGCCGAATATGATGCAGAACTAACAGCAAAAGGATTCTGTGGTTGGTATGTTATTGATGAATTAAATAATACAATTAGACTTCCTTATTATGGAGCAGCTTTTCTTCAAGGTTATAAATCTGGAGATGTAAATAAACAAGCTGGTCTTCCAAATATTCTGGGTAGAATAGCTGGTATCTCTTATGATACTAATGATTCTAAAAATGGTATGGAGGGGGCTTTTTACTGGGATACAACTACTCCCCAAATACTTGGAGCTGGTCAAGGAGCTCAAGATTATTATGGTAGATTTGATGCCAGCAGATCAAATTCAATTTATGGGAGAAGTTCTACGGTTCAACCAAATGCAATAGCTATTTATTACTATATTGTAGTTGCAACTGTAGCCACATCAATTTCAGCAGCTGAATGGGATGCTAAACAGGATAAAGCTAATTTAGTTACTTCCATATCTTCAGCTTCTACAGATACACAATATCCTTCAGCAAAATGTGTCTATGACATTGTTGGAGATATTGAAACTTTACTTTCATCTATTTAACTATAAGGATTTTTGAAATGACAATTGCAAGTGAGATTCAAAGAATCAAAACAAATATAGAAAATGCATATGATGCATTAGAAACAGCCGGAGCTACTATGCCAGCTACAGAGAATAGTGCTAATCTAGCCTCAACAATCGCAACAATTAGTGGAGGTGGAGATGCAATAACAGCAACAAATAACTCATCGTCTGCCGTTACGAATGGCGATAAAGTGTGGATTGAGCCACCCGTGCCAACAAGAGATTTTACAGCATTTAATAATCCTACGATTGATGATGCTACAACTACAATGTATGGGAAAAATGATGTAAACACTGGTATTTATAAAAACAAAGAAAATATCCAAGCAACGACAAAGCGTGAGTTTATTGTAAAATATAAGTTTGCTACCAATTCTTTATCTAACCTTGGTGCAGGATATCCAACAGCTCATTTTAGTGGAAGCATAGATTACGGCGGAAACGTATATGGGTTTACACGTTTATTTTTAAGTACAAACGGTTGGTATTTAGACCAATATGCTTCATCAGATAGTGTTTCAGTTTTACCGAGCACAGATGTAACTCAAAATGTTTGGTATTGGTTTAAACTTGAACTAACAAATACATCTATGACATCTTATTATTCAATGGATGGCACAACATGGACACAAGTTGCAACAAAATCTGTATCAGGGAAATTGAATCTTTATGCAGATAGTTCGCATCAATATACAACAATTTATTGTAATAAATCAGAATTAACTTGTGATTTAGGTGGTTGTGCTTATTTGGTTGATGGGCAAGAGTTTTGGAAGCCATATATCGAATCAAGCACTTATTCAATCAAAGATTTTTCATCTGTCACATCGTCTTTCTTGACAGGTGTTGCAAGTGAAAATATTGCAATATCAAGCACCGGTTCGGTCAAAACAATTTTACCAGAAGAATAGGATGCTCACTAATTATAAAATCCTTATAGTCATTGTTCTCTACGTGGGATCCTGTTTCCTGTGTTATTTACTGGGCAGATCCCATGTAGAGACTAAGATTATTAAGGAGAAAGGTGAAGAGATTGTTAGAGAAGTGGAAGTTATTAAATATGTTGAAAAACAAAAGTCAGAGATATGGTCTGCTCCTAATGCTACTAGCTCTGAACTTCTTGAGCTCATGCAGAACAATCAATTATAACAATTGCCCAGTATATCCAGTAGCAGGCCCAACTGTGGCCACAGAGCTTATCACTCTTGATCCGGCTAAATATCCAGCTACTTGGGAATGGTTAGCCCGTATAAATAAGCTTAGAGAAGAGTTAGAACTTTGCAAATAAAATATACAAAGATTCCACCCTCTTCTTGTAAACGTAACCGGGAATTCTATAAAAATCATGTTAGAAAAGCTTTTATTATGTGGTGCGCTTATGAAGGTCTTCTTGATTATGTTTTTACTAAACATGAGATAGAAAAAGCAAAGAGAGGTATTTTACCAAAAGACTGTAATGTCCATCACATAGTTCCTTTATCCGGAACAGAAGATCCATTAATCCATGAGTTTAATAATCTAGTTATTATACATGTAAAAACTCATGAACATCTTAACCGGGATGTCTTTGCTCCACAGCTTAGACCTTTGTTGAAAGAACCTTATGGAACTTCCATAATAATTGATGTCCCAGACTATCACTATGTTGATGCTGTTGGGATTCAATCCGAGAGATTAAAACAATTTGTATTAAGGAGAAAAAATGGAAAAGAGTATTGAACTTAAACCAGAAGAACGTCAACCCTGTGAAATCTGGACTCGGGTCATGGGTTATCATAGACCAGTATCTGAGTTTAATAAGGGCAAAAAAAGTGAATATTATACTCGTAAATGTTTTACAGAGGAAAAAGTAAAGGAGAAACTAGATGGGTCTGATATTAGCATTCTTTCGTAGATTCTTTGGTGGTTATGATAGCAAGTTTGATTGGCTTGAGAAACGTGGTGTTCAAGCTGCTTTTTGCATAATAGCAGTTTTTTGTTGGGAACTTCATAGGGGGTTTTCTTGGTGGAAAGCTCTCATCATCAGCGTTTTGGTTTACATCTTTTGGTGTGAAGGTCATTGGTACTACTTTATGTGTGGTACCGAAGATGACGAATATATTGATGAGCAACTTGCTAAAGGACGTAAACCATGTCTCAACTG